CCATATCAGCAATTTGATCTAGAGGAATTCCAGTCTCTGGATCAGTTGGAATAGAAGGATCTGGTATGGTACCATCAGCAATTTCTTTTGCCATAAGATCATTCTGTTCTAGTATCTCCTCATCAGTCTGACGTAAAATCTTACGTCTTAGATAATCCTGTGAGAAATATCTTCCAACATAAGGTTCTGCAGTAGCAACGTTATTAAGTCTTTCCTGCAAAAGTTCTGATTCTTTTAATTCAGAGAAATGATTGTCATATAAGAAGTCATATTGTATATGCTCACTCATCACCTCCCAATCCTCTGGAGTGATGATATTCTTAAGAATTAATTGAGTTTTGAGTATATCATTAAACATATTTGAGAATCTCTTTCTCAAACGTCCTACAAATTTAGTGAATTTTAATTCATCTCTTAATATCTCTGAAGATCGTCCCAGATTGAATCCTCCTTCTCCGTCCATTCTTGATGGGGGTACATTGAGCGACCTATATAATTTCTTTTTGAAGTACTCAATATCCGTGAT